GGTATGGCAAACACGATAAAAAGAGCTCTTGAAAAGGGAGTTGCATTAGGTGGAGAAAACTATAATTTTTTAGCAGAAATATATCCTACGGCTTTTGATGAATATTGGTTAGGTGCAGAAATGGCACCGATACCAAATCCATTATTAAAACCATTGGGATGGCCGTCTACACCTCCAGCAATAGGAACAATTAAAAACTTAGGGCCCAATCCAATATCTTTAGCATTGTCAGCAGCTGCACATAAAATCTTAAAAGAAACTTTAAAAAAATTAGAAGACGAAATTAAATCTTTAACAATAGAAATTGAAGAAATTGGTAAAATAAATGTCTATGATACAATTATTAAAATTTTAAAAAAAGAAATAACAAATCCAAAGATATTAAATCATCCAATAATAAAACAAGGAAAAGAAGTTATTCAAAAATTAAGAGAAGCTAAAAAGAAAAAAGCTAGTATTGGTAGTCAAATAAAAAAAGCTATAAAATTTCCATTTCCAGAATTACCAAAAAGAAGTGAAATAATAAAAAAAGCTACAGATAAACTAATAGAGGAAGCTACTAAAATTATAGAGGAAACTATAATAAAACCAATAGAAGAAACCATACTTACACCAATATATGCGGCAATAGAAACTGCAGTTAATATTGCAGATAATTTACCAAAAAAGCCAACAAAGGAGGAAATTAAAAAATATGTTAAAGATACTATTGAGGGATTAATTCCTGATTTTGACCTGCCAGGTTTGTCTATTCCCAAAATACCTACTAAGGCGGAATTGAAAGCTTTAATAAAAGATAAGATACCAACTAAGGAGGAATTATTGGCAATGGCATATGATTTAATTAAAGATAAAATTCCAGAAATTCCAAATATATGGTTTATTCCACCAACATTTGTATTTTCATATCCAACAAACATATTATTAGACCCATTTGTTAATATTGCAAAGTTTCATTTAATAGGGGTAAGTGGAACGATGTCAGTTATGGCACAATATCCACCACCTGCCCCACCCGCACCTGCAATTATAAATTGGACTGGGTATAAAGTTATTGGATAAATTATTAAATCAAATATTTATTACTAAAACATACATAAAACAATTATTATGAAATCAGAAATTTTACTAACTTTAATTAAAGAAGTTGTTAAAAACGAAGTTAAGTTACAAGTAAAAGAAGAACTTGTTAAACTTATCAAATCTGGTGCAGTTACATTAAACTCACAAAAGAAACCACCTACTCCGTCATTGAGAGAGATGACAGAAGTTACTCCTACACCGGTTAAAAGACAACAACCTGTTCAACAAACACAAAGACCACAAAAGGAATTTACTAAAAATGCAATGTTGAATGAAGTATTGAACCAAACTCAACCATTCACATCTGCACATAGAGCAGAAGGTGGTACAATGGGTGGTAGTAGTGTATTAGATATGATACAACCAACTATGCAAATGGATGAGGAATGGAATACGATGGATTTTAGAGGAATGGAAACTCCAGAAAACATTCCACAACAATTTGAATCAACCGGAGATGGATTACAAGATGCAACCATGAAAGCATTGACAAGAGATTATACAGAATTAGTAAAAAGATTTAAATAATGGCAATAGAACTTGGTAAAGTTAATGTTACCGATTTAACGGAAAATGACTATAAAATACTTGGTATTGGAATAAATAAAAGTTCCGATAGGGGTGGAATATTTGCCGTTAATTATACAACATTAACCCAAGCTAAAGATAATTTAAAAAATCTTATTTTAACTAGAAAGGGTGAAAGAATTATGAACCCTACTTTTGGTTGTGATATATATAATGTGTTATTTGAACAATTAGATGGTCAATTGATAGAAAATAAAATTGAATCTACTATATTAGATGCCGTATCCAATTGGTTACCCTATTTAAACATAGATGAAATTATATTTGACTACGATGATAATGATATTGATAATAATAGAATAAATTTAGAAGTAAAATTTTCACTAGTATCTAATTCAAATTTAGGAGAATCGGTACAAATAACTATAAATAATAATTAATAAATAATGGCACTTAAACCTTTAGATAAGAGTTGGGGAAATGATAAAAAATCAATATCATATGTTGGTAAAGATTTTGCAACATTAAAAGAAAATCTTATTGAATTTACTAAAACATATTTTCCAAATACATATTCTGATTTTAATGAGTCTTCTCCTGGAATGGTATTCGTTGAACAGGCTGCAGCAATCGGTGATATGTTATCATTTTATCAAGACACTCAATTAAAAGAATCCTTATTATCGTATGCTTCTGAAAGGAAAAATGTAATGGCATTGGCACAATCTATGGGGTATAAACCAAAAATAACAACACCAGCTGTTACTACATTAAATGTTTATCAAATAACTTTAGCTAAAAACGATGCAACATACTCTCCTGATGAATCTTACTATTTAAAAATAAAAGATGGTATGGAAGTTGAATCTGCAACTGATTCAAATATAATATTTAGAACAATTGATAATGTAGATTTTTCAAACGCAACGGATAGAGAAATAGATGTATATGAAAGAGATGGTAGTGGTATACCAACAAAGTATTTAATTACTAAAAAAGTAAAAGCAATTTCGGCCGAAGAAAAAATAACATCAATTCAATTTGATAACGATACCGATTATCCAACAAAAACAATATCCGATACTAATATAATATCAATAACATCCGTTGTAGATAATGATGGTGCTAAATATTATGAAGTACCTTATTTGGCACAAGAAAGTATATTTGTAGAACAACCAAATACAGAATCAAATGGTGGAAGCTTAAGTGCATCATCTACAGTAGTACCATATATTTTAGAAGTACAAAAAGTACCAAAAAGATTTTCAGTAAAAATAAATTCTGATAATACAATAGATTTACAATTTGGAACAGGTAACAATACATCCGATGAAAGATTATTACCAAACCCAAAAAATGTTGGATTGGGTTTAGCAAATTCAATTACTAGATTAAATCAAGGTATAGACCCATCTAATTTTTTAAAAACAAATACATTTGGTTCGGTTCCTGTGAATAAAACATTAATAGTTAGTTATTTAGTTGGTGGTGGAATATTATCAAACATAAATACAGGAGATTTAACAAGAATTAGAAAAATAGAATTTGAAGAGGATGATTTATCAATAGATACTGCAAACATATCTACATATAATCAATTAAAAAATAGTGTGGCGATTGAAAATATAGAGGCAGCAACTGGTGGTAGAGGTGCAGAGTCAATTGAAGAAATTAGACAAAATGCATTGGCAACATTTGGTTCTCAAAATAGAGCAGTAACAAGACAAGACTACATTGTAAGAGCTTTGTCAATGCCAGAAAGATATGGTAGTGTTTCTAAAGTATATGTTAGTCCGGATGGTGAATTAGATAACAATTCTCCTAGTTCCATATTGTCAAGTCCACAAAATATTGCAGAGTTTGTAAACGTAGTACAATCGTTACAATCAGCAACTACACAACAAATACAATCAGAATTAGTAAAATATTTAACCCAAAAGAAAACATCGGTAGGTGAAGTAAATAATCCATTTGCAATTAATATGTATGTATTATCTTACGACCAAAATAAAAAATTAACTCTTTTAAATAAAGCAGTTAAAGAAAATCTTAAAACTTATTTAGGTGAGTATAGAATGTTAACCGATGGCGTTAATATTATAGATGGGTTTGTTATTAATATAGGTTGTGATTTTGAAATAACAGTTTATTCAAATTATAACAAAAGAGAAGTTATTACAAATTGCTTGACAGAATTACAAGATTATTTTAATATAGATAATTGGACATTTAATAAACCAATTAACATTTCTGAATTGGAATTAATACTTGCAAACGTAGATGGTGTAATGAGTGTACCATCCGTTAAGATTTTCAATATTTGCAGAAGTGATAATAACGAAAACTATTCTCCAAATAGATATAATATAGATGAAGCAACTAAAGGTAAGATTGTCTATCCTTCTTTAGACCCATCAATATTTGAAGTTAAATTTCCTAACAAAGACATTAAAGGGAGGGCAATATAATGCATAAATTTTTTACATCAACATTTGATGCAAGTATATATCTACAACAACCTGAACAAAATACAGGTAGAGATGAGATATTAGAAGTAGGTAAACTTTATTATGGTTCTACTATGGATATAGCTAGAACTTTAATTAAATTTCCAATCACACAGGTTTCCGAAGTTGTTTTGGAAGAATCCGCATCGTTGAATAGTTTATTAAATTCAAATAGTGCATCCGTTTCTACAATATCATCTTCGTGGTATACGGCAGTATCATCATCATTACATTGGTCATCATCATATAGTACTAGTTTATCAATTACCAGTAGTTTATCATCATCATATTCTGCATCTTGGAATAATTATGTAACACAATCTTTGGTGGTATCCGCTTCATATAATTTAGAGTCGGCATCATTGGCATTGGATATTTCAAACGGAGAATATGTATTTAATTATAAAACATACTTAAATTTAAAATCAGCAAACTCAGAAGAAATACCTTTAGAATATACAATTTATGCAAATGCAGTATCTGGAAGTTGGGTAATGGGAACGGGAACAAAATTTGATAATGTAACATATGATGGGGTTACTTGGTATTATATGGATGGTAGTAATGCAAAAAAATGGACTAATGTATTTGGTGAATTACAATATACAGATTATCCGGTTAAAACACAAGGTGCACAAAGTGGTTCAATTGGTTCAATATATAGTTCAGGCGGTGGTATTTGGTATAGTGGTTCAACTGCATCTCAATCATTTAGTAATGAACCAGATGATATTAGAATGGATGTAACGGATTTAGTTAGAATATGGGTTAGTGGTTCTTTACCGAATAATGGATTTATATTACATCACCACCCATCTGCATCAATTAGTGTAGCCAATGATGGTATTGATTATGGTGTATTAAAATTCTTTTCAAAGGAAACAAATACAATATACGAACCTAAATTAGAATTAGTTTGGGATGATAGTTTATTTACAACAGGAAGTTTAACACCTGTAACAGGTTCGGCAAGTGATGACTATAAGGTTGTAGTTACAAATTTGAAAAATGAATATAGTAAAGATACTAAAATTAAAATAAGAGTCAAAGGTAGAGATATGTTTCCATATAAAACATTTGGAACAACATTTGGATATGACCAAGCAAAATACTTACCATCAGGTTCAACATATTATCAAATTGAAGATTATATAACAGACGAAATAATAGTTCCATTTGGTGATTATTCTAAATTAAGTTGTGATAGTACATCCAATTATTTTAATTTAGATACATCAACATATGCCGCAGATAGAGTTTATAGATTAAAAATTAAAATTCTACAAAATGGAATAACGGACATAATAGATGATAAATTGACATTTAAAATAGTAGAATAATGGCATTGACATCGTTAGAATCTATAAACGAAAAAATAGAAGAAAAAAGGAAAAAAGATTTAGAGTCAATTTTAATGATATCGGGATCTGATGCCATTACTAAAAATGAATTTGGTGTTACATTAGTTGATGCAAATAATCTAGCATCTTCTTTAATATTTAAAAATTTAAGTAAACCAAAATACGACAATGAAGAATTAGTAAAAGCTATTGATGTAAATATAATAGAGTTAAAACCAAATATACCAACACCAAACTTAGATTTAATACCAAAACCATTATACGATGAACAGGTATTATTAGTTGAAGATTTAAGAAAACAATTGGAAGCTTTAAATGTAATTGTAACAGATTTAAGATCACAAATAATTACTTTACAATCACAAGTTCAAACTGAAATAAATAATAGATTAAGTATTGAACAATTGAATGATGTATTGGCAAATCAAATAGACACATTGACCGGTACAATTAATGATTTTACTGGACAAATATCAACATCATTACAAAAATCGGTAGACGAGAGTATTTTAAGAGCATCTTTACAATCTCAAAATGCAGGTTTTAAAGCACAGATTGAAGCTTTGATTCAACAAATAAACTCATTGAACTCAATTATTGAAGGATTACAATCTCAATTGGGTGCAGTAAGACAACAAAAAGAAATTGAACAGGCTGCTAAAGGTTTGGGTGGAACCAATATAAATAAAATAGTAAGTGTTGAATTTTCTACAAAAGGAACCCCCAATGATCCAACTATGGCATATAAAATCAAAAATGCAAGAGATGATGCAAAGGAGTGGGTATATGGTAGAAATTTGAAAATCACAAATACAGATTTAGAACCTGTACAAATTACTATAGCAACTACATTTGCACCCAATCAACGATGGTTTAGTGTGCCAAGATCTAGTTTTCAAATTTCTGCAGGATCTACTGAAGAAATAACTTTTACCGAAACTCCTGGTAATACATCATATGACAAAAGAGATAAAACTGTTTTTTATAGTGGTACTATTTCAATTACTGTAACCAGAAAAGATAATACCACAGAAACTAAACCATTCAAAACTACATTAAAAATTGCACATCCAAAATCTTATGACGGTTTTTAAATTTAAATAAATTATGAGTATTAAAAAATATACAAATATTGAAAGTATAAATAACAAATTATCTAATGAAGGACAATTTCTTCAAACGGATGACTCATTTATTGTAACAAAATCGGAATTAGAAGCAAGTGATTTTGGTAATTGTAAATATGATATTATGGAAGTATCAATATATGACATAAATAATAATTTACTTCCTCAAAAAACATTAGAAAATGTTGCATATATAAAATCGGATGATATTAAAAACTATATGTATAAAATCACAAATAAAAGTGGTCAGACTGAATTGGCAATTGATGTAGAAAAATTATTAAAAAATCTGGGATATAGTAATGGTATTTTAAAAGTAAATATAAATTTTGTAAGACAAAGAGTTGGAAGTGATAATGAATTGGAACGTGTTTGGATAGAGGAAATTTCTCCATCAAGAGAGGAAATAAGAATACTTCCACTTAAAACAAAATTTGAAAACATTAACAACAAAACTAAAACAGAATTTAAAAATTTACAAGATTTAAATAAAGAATTCAAATATAGTAAATCTTCATTACTTAATGTTATAAATTCTTTTCAAAATACTTTTTTAGAAAAAATAGATTCAGCATTAGAAAGTAAATATGGTAAAGATTTTTTTACCGTAATTAAAAAAGATTTTGGATTAAGTAATTTTGGAAAAATAAGAACAAAAATATTTGTAGATTTTAAAACTTCAATGGATTATTATTTAAATAATAAAAATTATGACATATCACAATCAAATTTTGGAAAAAATTCTGAAATTAGATTTAATGAATGTGATTCCTACGATTTTAACAAAATGATGAATGATATACAAAGTATTTTATATAAATCTGTGGACTTTAATTTACAATCATTAAAAAGAAGGGACATTTCATTAAAAACATTACCTAAAGAATTTGCAATAACAGAATTACAAAAATTAATTCAAAATAACTTAGATTCATTTAGTACATATTCGGAAACTAAAAGAAATGTTTATTCACCAGATGGCACAGCGGTTGTATTTAATGATGTAACAAGTTCATTCGTAGAACCAACATATCCATTAAGAGGAACACTACTTAATACACTATGTAAGGGATATGACCAATATGGAGTATATGCAGATGGTAATGGTGGTACATATGAGGAATTGATTGAAACAAATTCTACAATATGTGGATATACTCCACCTCCTCCACCCGAAGAGGGTGGTGGCGGATCCGGTGGTGGTGGCGGAGGAAGTACCGGAGGTGGAGGTAACCCAAATGATGGACCAGAAAGAATAGATGGTGGAACAGGTAGAGCAGAAAATTTTAGATAATAAAAATATTTATAAAAAAAGAATAGATGTCAATACAATACAATAGACAATATAGGGTTTTAGCTCCTGAGGATGAAGACGATTCCGCTTATTTACAAGGCGGTGGCGGAGGAGGAAATACTGGTGGTGGAGGTGGTGGAGGAAATACACCCGAACCGACACCCGAACCGACACCGGAAAATCCAACTCCAAGTGACCCGTTAGTTCCATTTGTTAATTATGAAATTGCAATCTCATCTAATTTACAAAATGAAATCGGTGATTTTATAAAACTAAAATATGAAATTATTGAAGGAGGTGATACCCGTGATAGTGGCGATTTATTACTTTCTGATTTCAACACCGATGGATTACAAATATTAAAATCCACATTAACTTCAGGTGTTTTAAATTTATATTTAGAAAACACATTACCATCAAATTATAGTATATCTAAAATATATTATATCAATAGAGAAATAGAAAAAAAATATCCAACGGATTATACTAAATGGAATGTTGGTGGTAATTTTATAGGGATGCAGGCATCCGAATTACTTACCGGTGGTGTTGCAGTTGCTGTTATATTAGAAAAAACTATTAATGCCCCAAAACCAACTATATCATTAGACTCTACAAATTATAGTAAACAAATAAAAGATTCGGATACAGACGGAATCGTTAATATTAAATTTACTCAAACGGACAGTGATTTTATAGATTTTTATATAGCAAGTGATAAAAAAATAAGAGTAGAAGCTGCAAAGGGTTCTTTTCTTTTATCATTTAAAAAAGACTTTAATGGGATATACGGAAGTAAGAAAATAATAGCAGTACCTTATAGTGATTTATATGGAACGGGTGATAAATCGGAAATTTTATTAAACTTTATTTCTGTAAACGATTTTCCATCTATAACTGAAATTACATATGTAGATAACATAGATGTACCATCATTTTCCGATTTAGAAATAGAATATGAAGTAAAATATACTACATTTTCAACGTCATTTATAGATGTTGATTTATTATTAAAAGATAAAACAAAAATATCTTTATTTAAAAAGCTTGCACCAAATGGTTTATTTAAAATAAATTTAAAACAATTAAAAGATAAATTTTCTGGGTGGAATGGTAGTGATAATGTAACACTTACACTAAAACCAATTAACACATTTGGAGAAACGGAATTGGTTGGAAATGACTATGAAATAAAAACAAATATTTTATATCCATTAATTCAATTAGATGAAGATGTTATTAAAAAATCAATATACGATGTATTCATTGAAAAATTAGAATTTTTAGAACCTGAAAAAGAAAGTAAGTATTTAACCCATCTTGCCAATTTTGGAAACGATGAACAAATTATAATATCTTCGTGGGAAAAGGACGATTACACTTTATCTAAAAAATCTACGGATGAATTGGGTAATGAAATAATAAAACCAGAGGATGTTACAAATTCTATAATTTTAAAATTATATAATCCACTACCTAATAATATAACACCAAATTCAAAGTTTTGGATAACAAAATTAATGGCAAATCCATTGATTGAAACGGTTATATTAAATGAACAGGATGATATAAAATGTCCACCATTAAAAGGGCCGAATTTTGATATTGAAGTTGATTTTGTAAAAGGACAATCCACAAATTTTGAATCATTAGATACATTGGTATTAAGTGGTTCGGTATCTAGTTCTACACAATTAATATCCTCATATTTAAATACATCGTTGATTAATACGGATGAATTAAATATAGAATATTATTTAAGTGGTTCTACAAATTATGCATGGGAAAATTTTGCACACTTCAGTTCGGCAAAAGAAAGAGTTGATAATTTTATTTATAAAATACAATTAATAGAAAAATATGAGGAGTTAATATCCGCATCAATTGCACAAACACAGACTATATCATCTACACAAGAAACCAATAGACAAAGAACTAAAAAAGAACAATTAGAGAAAGGATTTGATGGGTTTGAAAAGTTTTTATACACATCATCATCATTTTCAACATCAACTACTTCGTCTATAACATGGCCGTACAATGGAAATGATAGAATTATATCAACAAATACAATAGTTTCTAACTGGTATGATAATATAATTACATTAGCCGAAGATTACGATATTGAAAATACAAACTATGTATTAAATAATATTCCACAATATATAAGAAACAATACGGAAAACGATAGTTTATTATTGTTTTTTTCAATGATTGGCCAACACTTTGATAACATATATTTTCATACAAAAGCAATTGAACGAACTAGAGGTTTAGGATATAAATCAAAAAATGGTATATCGGATAAATTATTATTTGATGTATTAAAATCTATGAATTGGGATGCAAAAAACTTAGCTGCAGATAGTAAACTTTGGGAATATGCATTTGGTTTAGATTCCGATGGTAATACCAAAGAAACAAACCCCGCAAAACATAGAACATATGAAGTTTGGCGAAGAATTATAAATAATTTACCTTACCTATTAAAACACAAAGGAACTAGAAGGGGGATATATGCTTTAATGAGTTGTTATGGAATTCCTTCATCAAATCTTTCAATTTTTGAATTTGGTGGGCCTGAGGTAACGGATACATCAAAGAGTAAATTGATATTGGATAATATAACCACAGGACTTAAAATGACAAATGGTTCTAAAATTCAAATGGAATGGAAAACTACTGAAAAAAATAGAAAACCAAATACTATTGAATTATTTATTAAACCAACATATATTTCTGGTTCAACTATAATATCTGGAAGTGATTGGAATGTAATGTTAAGTGGATCGGGTGATAGTCAATACGGATCGGTAATATTTAATTATAACAATACCAATAATATATCATCATCTTTATTACCAATATATAATGATAAATTTTTTGGTTTATCAGTAAGTAGTGGTTCAACTGGATTAAAATTAGATGTAAGACAGGCAAATAAAGATAAAACAATATTTGAAGAAACAATAACATCATCCGCAGCGTCAAATTGGAATAATGGTTCTATTTTACAAGTGGGTGGATATTATAGTGGTAGTGTGGATGAATTTCGTTTATGGTCAGAAGTATTAAATACTAATAGATTTTACGAACACGTTTCGTTCCCTGAAATGATTAATGGTAATCACATATCCTCATCTACTGATGATTTATATTTCCGTTTAGACTTTGAATATCCTAAAGATTTGGCAACAAATACAAATTTAATAAATGTAGATACTAACATATATTTTAGTGGAAGTTTGAATAGAAATGATTATGAGAATGGATCTACGGCATCTTTATATTCGGAAAATCCAACACCATTATTATCTGCATCTGTTTCAGGATTTACATCCGCTACAACATATCCACATCAATTTGAAGTAATAGATAGAAGTGTTGTATTAGAAATACCAGATATGGGTTCTACAAGATATTCAACTAATAAAGTTAGATTTGAATCTCAAACCGATTTCAATGGTAATGATGTTAGTGGTGGTGTTAATTTATCGGTTAAAACTAGAGCAACTAAAAAGTCATTTGACCAATCACCAACCGATTCTAATAGAGTGGGATTATTTTTCTCACCTACTAAAGAATTAAACATTGATATTGCTAAATCATTTGGTGGTATCAATTTAGATAATTACATTGGTGACCCAGGTGATAGAACAAAATCAACATATACATCTTTAGATAATTTAAGACATTATTATTTCCAAAGATTTGATGG